CGGGCATCTACCACGTGCCTTTGGACGAGGTGACAAAGGACCAGCGTCAGCGGGGTAAGGTCGCGATTCTCGCTTTAGGATTCGGCTCAGGTGTAGGTGGCTTTCAGGCCATGGCGCGCACTTACAACGTTCAAATCTCTGATGCTGAAGCCGACGAGATTAAGAAAGCCTGGCGAGCGGTCAACCAGCGCATTGTGCGGTATTGGTCTGATCTCGAATCCGCTGTGCTTGGTGCGATGAAGAATGGCGACGTCACGAGCGCCGGCGCGCGCGGCCGGGAAGTGAAGTTCCGCAAAGCCGGGTCGTTCTTGTGGGCTTTGTTGCCCAGCGGGCGCGCTCTGTGCTATCCCTATCCTGAGTTGAGAATGGTCACAACTCCATGGGGCGAGGAGAAAGAGCAGCTCACCTTCATGACCGTGGTGGACATGACTCAAAAGAAGAAAGCCAAGATCCTGCCTGACCCGAATTCGCGGGGCAAATGGCAGAGGGTTTCCACCTACGGTGGGTCGCTTGCGGAGAACATGACTCAGGCGATTGCGCGGGATCTACTGGCCGACGCGATGCGCGCTGTTGAGGCTGAGGGTCTGGAGGTGTGCTTTCACGTTCACGACGAAATTGTAGTGGAGGTTCAACAGTTCCGCGCTCAGTACACTTTGGAACGAATGATGGCGAGCATGTCGGAGACTCCGGTGTGGGCCAAGGGGCTGCCGTTGGCTGTGGAAGGATTCCATGGGCGTCGATACAGGAAGGGCTGATATGAACTGGATGACCGCAAAATTCAAAGGCGAATGCGTCTCTTGCACTCGCGACATCGACGAGGGCGAGCGAATCCTGTTCGACTTCGAGGAGCGCGAGACCTATTGCGGCAAATGCGGGGAGCGGTACAAGCCGGACCCGAAGAAGAAAGGGTTTCAATGAAACAAGCTGACAATCTCGGCGCTACCGACGAAGAAGTCAAGACTTCTTTGCGCGAGGATGTGGCCTTGGCCTTCAAGACGTGCAATCAGCAGCGCGCACGCATCGCCACTTTGGAGCGTGAACTCGCCGCCAAGCCAAGCCCGAGTCCTTATGAATTCCTCAATCCTGATTTTCTCGCTCTCATGAACGACATCGGCCGTCTGGGCCACGAGAAGTTCGGGGACGATGCCATTGAAGCTAATGGAGACAGGACTCGCAAACTCCCACGGCACCAGGCGAATATGCTCCACGCTTATCGGCACATCACGGCTTACGAAGATGGGGTCAAGCACGACAAGTTGGGGACGTTGCAGGCGCACCTGGCCGCAGCGGCTTTCAACTGTATGTTGGAATTTTGGTTTTCTCAGGGTGAGTGATGAAGATTTTGCAAGGGAACTGCTTGGAGAGGTTGCGCGAGCTGCCGGATGAGTCGGTGCAATGCTGCGTGACTTCTCCTCCATATTGGGGCCTTCGATCATATAAAACGGAATCACAGATTTGGGGAGGCGATCCAGTCTGCGCGCATGTGTGGGGCGCGCAGATACCCGGTAGCAATCGCGGAGGTAGTGGAACTCCAACAGATAAGAATGGCCGAGGCGAAGGTTATGGCCGGGACGCGGCGAGGGGCAACTGGTGTCAGAATTGTGGCGCATGGCTAGGCGACTTTGGATTGGAGCCAACACCGGAATTGTATGTGGAGCACGCAGTAGCTGTTTTTCGTGAAGTAAGAAGAGTGCTGCGCGACGACGCGACACTTTGGCTGAACGTGGGGGATTCATACGCCGCCGGCGGCGGAAAGCAGGTAGTGCAAACGAAGAACGCGAGTCACGGTCTCGACGGGATGCGCCATAAGACACCGGGGTTCAAGCCCAAAGACCTCGTAGGCATCCCGTGGATGCTCGCCTTCGCTCTGCGAGCCGACGGCTGGCACTTGCGCCAAGACATCATCTGGGCCAAGCCCAATCCGATGCCTGAGAGCGTGACTGACCGCTGCACCAAGAGCCACGAATACATCTTCCTGCTCTCGAAATCAGCCAAGTATTATTTCGACCACGAAGCGATCAAGGAACCTTGCGCTTCTTCTTCTTTGGCCCGCTGGGATCAGGACATCGAGAATCAGAAGGGTTCTGACCGTGTACCGGGAAAGACGAACGGGCCGATGAAAGCGGTTGGTGGCCCGGCCTCGCGCAAACTGGCGGAGCAGGCTATCGCACGTACAGGCGGCTTAATAAGCGGGGGCACCGAGCGATCGTCTTTGGGGATTCCTGCGAAAGAGACTCGCAACAAACGCGATGTCTGGACCGTCGCCACGCAGCCGTACAAGGAAGCCCACTTCGCAACTTTCCCGCCCAAGCTGATCGAGCCTTGCATCCTGGCTGGATGCCCTCCCGGCGGTGTCGTTCTCGATCCGTTCTGCGGCTCAGGCACCACAGGCGTCGTCGCCCTGCGCCACCAAAGGGACTTTATCGGTATAGAATTGAACCCGGATTACATTACCCTCATCAACAAGCGCCTGCTCGCGGAGTTGCTTTCATGACCACCCCCCAATCAGAATTCGCGCTCCGCCTGGCCGCCAGTGGCTTCTGTGTCTTCCCGTGCGCGGTCAATGGCAAGATCCCGGCGGTCAAAGACTTCCCGAACAAGGCGACCACAGACCCGGCGCAGGTTGAAACGTGGTGGAATGGGAAACCCAGCAATATAGGCATCAGCACAAGCCACTTCGCCACGGGCGAAGCCCTTGTGGTCGTAGATGTGGATGTGAAGTCCAAGAAGCGTGGCGATCTGAGCCTCCTCCAGTTGGAGATGGACGGCTTCGAGCTACCGGAGACCCTGACCGTTTCCACGCCGTCGGGTGGAAAACACCTGTACTACCGGGTGCTCAAGGCTTTGCGGCAGGGGGTGGACACCCTTGGCTCAGGCATCGACACCCGAAGTCTCGGGGGGTACGTTTTAGGGCCGGGCAGCGTCATTGATGGACGCGCTTACGAGATCACCCACCATGCCCCCATCGCGCAGGCTCCGGACTGGCTTATAACCCGCCTTGGCGCCCCCCGCAGCCGCGTTGTGGGCGATCCGAAGGCTCTGGCGGGCGTCGAACCCGACCGCGCGGCCCAGCGGGCAGCCAAGTGGCTTGCAGCCTACGCGCCCACCGCTACCGAAGGCCAGGGTGGGGACGCCGAGACCTACAAGGTTGCCCTGCACCTGAAGGATTTGGGGTGTGACGCCGATCAGGCGCTTGATCTGATGGGGCCTTGGAACGAGAGGTGCTCCCCGCCGTGGAGCCAGGAAGAACTCGACATTAAGGTCCGGAACGCCTTCAAATACGGAAAAGACCCGGTTGGGATTGCGGCGCCCGAGGCGATTTTCCCCCCAGTGGAGGAAGCCGAGGAAGACGCCACAGAGGGCAAAACCCATCCTTTTCAAAAATTGAACAAGAACTTCGCTTTCGTCTTCGCCGGCGGGACCGGGAACATCTTGTGGGAGACCACGGACCGGAAGGAGGACTACGCCTTCCATCTGATGAACAAGCAGTCGTTCCTCGATATGCACGCGGCCAACAAGCTACAGATCGGCGATAAGTCCAAGGCTGTCGCCCAGATGTGGATGGAGTGGAAAGGCCGCAGGAACTTCGATGGCTTGGTTTTCGAGCCCGGCATAGAAGTAAACCCACGCTGGTTTAACCTGTGGCGGGGATTCGCGGTTGCTCCCGCGGGCACCGCTGATCATCCGATGGTCGAGCGGTGGAAGGAGCACCTTTTCGAGAATATCTGCAATCACGAGAAGGTATTGGCCGATTGGCTCACCAGTTGGTTTGCGCATTTGATCCAAAAGCCTTATGAGAAGCCCTTGGTGGCGGTTGTCTTTCGCGGCGGGAAGGGCGTGGGCAAGAACGCGCTTGTGGAGCGCGTCAGCAAACTGCTGGGCGGCCACGCTATGACCACATCCCGTCGCCGGTATTTAGTGGGGAACTTCACTTCGCATCTGCAACGGTGCCTGATGTTCGTCCTCGATGAGGCGTTCTGGAGTGGAGATAAGGAAGCCGAAGGTGTTGTCAAAGACCTGGTGACAGGTGAGGAGCATTTGATTGAGCTGAAGGGCAAGGAGTCCTTTACGGTTCGGAATCTGACCAGGGTGGTAGTCATCGGTAACGAAGAGTGGCTCGTGCCGGCGAGCGCCGATGAGCGCCGCTGGGCGGTTTTTGAAGTGGGGGAGGGCCGCAAACAGGACAGGCAGTATTTTGAGGAGATGCGGCTGGGCCTTGACGAGCGGGGTGGCGGGGCGTATCTGCTTCGCTACCTGATGGACTACAAAATCACCCAGGACGTGAATCTGGCGCCCAACACGACGGGCCTCACAGCACAGAAGATTTCATCTCTGGAGCCTGTGCCTCAGTGGTGGTATGACACTCTGGCGGCCGGCACAATCGCCGGCGGAGACTGGGGAGGAGAATGGCCGGATACGATCCCGACCAATCGATTGAGAGACGCTTTGCGCCGCTGGGTCGGCAACCGCAACATCAAGGGGCGGCTCCCCAACGATGTGAACTTCGGAAAGATCCTTCACCAGATGGCGCCGAGCTTTGAAAAGAGAAAATTAGGCGGGAACAAAGTAGCGGATGGCGACACCAGTTACGCCTATTTCAAAGTGCCTCTGGAAGGTTTGCGGCAGGAGTTCGAGAAGTACATAGGTGGGGGTGTCCCGTGGGCGGAATGATTTTGCAAGGGAGCTGTTTGGAGAGGTTGCGCGAGATGGAGGAGAACTCCGTCGATTCAATCGTGACCGATCCCCCATACGAACTGGGCTTCATGGGGAAGGCGTGGGACTCCACCGGCATCGCTTATTCCGTCTCGATGTGGAGGGAGTGCCTGCGCGTACTCAAGCCCGGAGGCCACCTTCTCAGTTTTGGTGGGAGTCGGACATATCACCGCATGGCCTGCGCGATTGAGGATGCGGGCTTCGAGATCCGCGATCAGATCATGTGGATTTATTCCCAAGGATTCCCAAAGTCGATGGACGTGAGCAAGGCGATTGACAAGGCGGCTGGGGCAGAGCGAGAGGTTGTAGGCGTTGCCGCTGGCATGGGAAAGCAGAATCCAGAGTGGAACGGCACAGCGCAAGGTAGAGCAGAGAATTCATTCAAGCCAGAATATAGCCTGACTGCCCCATCCACCGATGCCGCAAAGCAATGGTCCGGCTGGGGCACAGCCCTCAAGCCCGCCCATGAGCCAATCTGCGTGGCGCGTAAGCCGCTGATTGGAACCGTCGCGGCCAACGTGCAACAGCACGGCACTGGGGCGCTGAATATCGACGGGTGCAGAGTTGAGTTGAACGGAGATTACAAGTGCAAGGCAAATGGTCGCCCGTCGCAGACAGGACTTGACGATAACTATGACCCCGCTAATGCGAACCGGCCTGACACGGTAGGTAGATGGCCCGCCAATGTGATCCACGACGGTAGCGAGGAAGTGGTGAGCCTGTTTCCGCAAACTTCCTCCGGCACGGGCGCGGTGAAACGGGTGTCTGCTGCTGAGAATGAGGGGAATCGCGGGTCGGCACTTGGGGCGGAATCTCGCCCTGCGGGAACGGAGATGATTTGCTATGGGGATAGCGGTTCTGCCGCTCGGTTCTTTTACTGTGCTAAAACCAGCAAGTCCGAGCGTGGTCTCGGCAACATTCACCCCACTGTCAAACCCCTTGTCCTGATGCGCTACCTCTGTCGGATCGTAACCCCTCCCGGCGGCGTGGTCCTCGATCCGTTCACAGGTTCAGGCACAACAGGCATAGCTGCCATGCGGGAAGGCTTCGGCTTCATTGGTATCGAGTTGAAACCAGAGTATGCCAGCATTGCCAATGCTCGCCTGCTCGCGGAGGTGCTCTCGTGAGCCGAATGATCACGACCGAACAACTCGCGGCGCGCTGGTGTACAAGCCTGGGATACTTGGCCAATCTGAGAAGTCAGGGGAAGGGCTGCCCTTACATCAAGCTGGGCCGGCGCGTGGTGTATCGGGCGGTGGATGTGGATCGCTATGAGGCGGACCGTCGTGTTGCCGCGAAATTTGTCAGGCCAAGAGCTCAGAAATGAAAAAGGCTACTCGCCCGGTCAACGACAACGAAGTCCTAGCTGAACTTGATCGGCGGACTCGCGGCTACGGCGCCGGCGTGCGGCTGGCCAGGGATCTCGGTTTGGACGTTCGTCGGCTGCACACTATAAAGTCAGGGAATCAACCGATGAGCCCGAGGGTTGCCGCGGCTCTGGGCTGGGAATTGAGATGGGTGAGGAAAGGGGTTAAATGCTGAAACTGAGCTCGGAACAGTCCAGCCACCAGATTGCCCAGAAGAGTAGTGCCACCCAAGCTGCGCGGATTGCGATGTAGCTATTAGGGTTCATCGCAATCCTCCAGTTGAGCAGGTGACGCACGGCTCAGGGCCAATAGGGTGTGGCCCAGGATTTATGTTTTCATCTGGCAGGTACAAATTGTGGACTGCCCATGGCGCTGTCGTGCCGATGTCCACTGAGGTCAGGACGTGCGCCCATGTCCGGTGAT